TCACCAATCATGCAAATTTGATTACAATTCCACTTCGCATAAGTGTCTAAAATGAATTGCAAATACCCGTCTAAATCAAATGGGCAATGCAAATCACCAACGACAAGAATACGCCTCTCCTTTTTCGTGAGATGCTGAAAAGCTTTTAGCTTGTTCCCTTTTAGTCTTGGTCTAACGTCTTTCAAAAAATGATAAGCAAAGTGGAACAATACCCACGACACACAACACCACCCCCGACCATTCTATCTCCCCGTCCATTGATGCAAGTGCGTAGGTTACAATTAAACCCCCAATGGTGCGCTTTGCAGACCATTTCCTTAATCCTCCCTTGTCACGAAATATCTCGGTCAGGTCGAATTTCGATAAAGCAGCTAGTACTCTTTTCACTTGTTTCTTCCAAGAATAACAGCATTGAATACTCGTCTGACAATATCCAATATCCCATCATCTTTCGTCGTTTCAGTTAAGGCAGTATAAGACCCTAAAAAAGTAATTAGGGCAAGGGTAAGCTCAACCCAGTTTGTAGTAATAAAATCCATTCTAATTAATTTGTGAGTCTTCCGACTCGATTAAAAATTTGTATTTGTCTTGTACATCAAAACTCGGACACGCCTTGTTGGAATACTGGCGGTGACCATGTAAAGATAATTTTCCAAATGTCGTGTTAAGGCTATTGAATAGTTGTAGGAAACCAATCTCCTGCATAGCCGTCATAGTATCTTTAGGTTTTCCGTCCTGGTCTAACCCACCCACATACGCAATTCCAATGCTGTCTTTATTTTCTGACTTTACGTGCGCCCCTTGTTTGAAAACAGGGCGACCTAGATTAATTGATCCGTCTAAGTAAATTACATAGTGATACCCTATGTCTGAAAAATTCCTTTGTAAGTGCCAACTACGTATTGTATTTACGTCGTAGTGCTGACCCTCTTTAGTCGCGGTGCAATGTAATATGATACGTTTTATTTCTCTCACTTTATACCTTTTTCTGCTAAGAGTAATTTAATATCCTGCATACCTACACATAGTTCTTTAAGTAAAGATTTCACTTCCCCTTCTTGCTTTTCAAGTGAGAAGATACGCGCTTTAATTTTTGTCACGTCGTTAGTCATTTTTATCCAAGTTGCAATGATTGCTCCAAAGCTCGAAAGTGCCACCCCTATTAACTCGGTCATTTTTTTGCGGGGTTTTCTAAAGCGTCTAACCTCTTTAAAATCTTATTTAAAATCTCAGACATAAACTCGTTTGTGTCCATGTTATCCAACTCTTCCGTAGTGCATTCTTTTACCATTTCAGTGGGGCGTATATAATCCTTGCTCATATTTTCTTTAATAAAATTGTAAGACTTAATCCGAGAAGGTTAGCAGTGCTGTCCACCGTCACGCCTAACCTGTCACCCGCCGCAAAGTCATAAGTAGCAGAGTCAAAAGTAGATGTATAAACAACACCTAAATCGTGTGCGGGTACATTTACTGTACCAAGTGGGGTAGATGAAATAACCGATTGGTTGTATGCAGTTGGCTTGTGAATATTAATATCGGTGCTACCTCCTGAACCTTGGCTTTGTGTAATAACATTTACAACCCTACAACCGATAGGAATTAAAGCGGTAGTTAAATAATTAAAAAAACCGCCATCACCCGTAGACATACCCCAAGTTACGGCTTGATCGGCCGTAGTAGAAATATATCCACCTCCGTTAAAGACGAAATGATTATCAGGGTTTAAACGAGCAACGGTAATCTTTTTGCTCGTTCCTGCTGCTCCTCCTGTAGTGTCATTTACATCTACTATGTGCATAAAGTCGTCAGTTGCGGGTGTATCTGCTAACTCTGTGAGGTCTGTGAGTTTTGTTGCCATTTTATATAATTTTTGAGCTTAGTCTCTTTCTTAATTTTTGATTGCGTTAAGAAAGGCTTTTTCTTGGTTGCTTCGGGGTGGTTGTGGGTACACGTTGAGTCCTCCAAAATAGTTGTTTTGTGATGGTGAAAGGTCGCTACCTGTATTGGTAGAGTATTGTGGTAGATCGGAGGTGTTGTTGCAAATATAGTCAATCATTCGCTCTCTATAAAACATTCCGATTTCTTCAGCTCTCTGGACTACGAGTTTAATATCGTCCGTACTAGCAGACTGCCCTTGCTCACTTGTGGAGATTGTGACAGAGTTGTTAGCGAATCGTAAGCGTACAACATACGCCACTTCTACAAACGCAAGTTGGACTAGACAAGGTTGTAGGAATTGCTCTACTAGGGTAAGGTAAGCTCCTGTAAGAGCTGTACCTGCTTTTATCTCTGCTTTAAGATACTCGTCTAAGTCAGTTCCTAAAACTGGTAATATCCACCGATCTTGAGCAATTTGGATATAGGGGTTTAAAATGTTATCGTCTACGGTACTACCTAAAGCGGTATCGCGTTTAATTCTAGCTGAGGAAATATATAAGGTAGACATTAGTTAGGGTATTTAAGTGAGCCTCGTCCAGGCATATCTATCGGGGCAACGGTTTCATATCCTTCGTTTACTACGTAAGGGTTATTACCTACGCTTCTCATAACCGAATCGAAGTCGCCTTGTATCTCCCGATTTTTGTCTTCGCTAAATTCAAACACCTCGTCGTCAGGGGCGTATATGAAGACATTTCTTTGAAAACCATGTCTGCAAAAGCAACCGCCTTTCCACTTTAAAATGGAATACTCATCTTCTCCGCTAGGAGCAAACTGACCATTGACCCCATCCTCCGACATACGTTCTATGTCCTCATAGCGATACATAGCTCCGCTGTTGGATAGTGACATCATTTCCACACAAAAGTCCCTGCTCTTATAGTTAGGGTCTACAGGAGGCGTTTTAGCGTTTTCTATGTAGCTATACCTAACTGCAAATAGATACCCTTTTGGAGAGATTACATCGTAACCTTTGTCATTAGCTTCGTCGTAATCTAAAATCTTAGAGGTCGCTTCGTCGTAGTTGTCATACTCAGCAAAAGCTCGGTGCATCTTTTTAAAGGAGTGAAACCACTCATCCTTTGTGGGGTCTTTTACCTCCTCCGTTTTCCATAACTTCCACCCCTCTTTCATGGTGGTCGCTTTGTCTGACAAATGGGTAAGCCAAGACTCCGAAGCCTCCGTAGAAATTTTAGGAGGTTGCTCGTTAAAAGCTCTGGGCATAGGCATAGGTGCTGACTCTTTCTCGTCTAAGAAAGCAGCAGGCTGTAGAGGTATAAAATCTAAAGGTATAGTTATAGAGCAAGCAGCTAGGATAGGACGTAAACCCTCAAGCAAAAGATTCTGCATTGGTTTAACAACTGTATTTGAGAACAAGTCGTAGCCGTCACGCATTTCGTCAGCGTTTGAACCAAAACCGCCCCCCTCGTTTCTGACACCAAATAGTAAAGGAGTCGTAACTCTATGACCTGAGAGAATTTTAGTTTGTACCTCTTTACTGAGATAGTCAAATGTCTTGTGTTGGTCCTGCATAGCAAAAGACTCTATAGTAGGGGCTGAATCTACACCATCGTTAAAGGTCATTAATACCTTCTGTCCTCCTGCTCCCCCGAACTTATCTAGGACAAGCCTTTCTAATTCTTGGCGTTCCTCTTGAGTAGGCACTCCGTCGTTAAAATTAATAATAGTGCTTGGGAAAAAGCCTGAAAGTATAGAGTTGAGATGGAAAGTAGCTAGACTAGAGTCTACCTGTATATATGAGGTACTAGCTAAGTAGTCTGGCAAACCGTAGTAGAAGCTCAAAGGACTGTACATTTTAATTTGTACAAGTTGGGAGGCAGCGGTTCTATCTGAGGTATTAAAGGCAGGTATAGGTCTTGGGACTTGTTTCTTGTCGCTCCAATCGGTAGAGTGGAAGAAGACATTGATATTATCCTCGTCGTCAGCTACACCGCATCGGATCGTAGAGGCAGGGATGTGATGGACCTCAGAGATAGTAGAACGGTCTAGACTCCAAATGACGTTAAGATAGCATTGACCGTAAAGTTTGAGGTCGCCTGAAGCTCTCTTTAGACAAGTCTCATCTCCAAATATCTGCTTGACCTTTAACCATTGCTCTATGTTTTCGTCTTTTGTTTCTGAGGTTAAACCACCCCCGTAAATCATTTCCGAAACTCCTTTTACAATCGCACCATGAATACTAGAGCTTGCGAATAAATCCTCTAAATAGTGAGGGTATTGGTTATCTACTCCTATCTCAATATACTCTTTATTCGGTTGCTCCGAAAAGGTAGGGACATTTGTGTTAGCGTAGTTAAGTACGCTCATCTTTTGTTTTCTAGCTTCTTCTTTCATTATATATTTGGGTAAACTAAATCTGCTTCTCCGTCTCCTGTCGTATACGCTTTAAAGTCGTCTTCACCTATTACGTCTGTTCCGCTAATATAAGCTAATTGCGTAGCTAAAAGGACATCAGCGGTACTAAGAAAATCTACAATATAAGTTCCTATAGGTATGGTGACTGGAATCTGTAAATACATTTGTGTTGCCCTTCCATTGGTAGAAGTGGCTAGTGGGGCAAAAGGTGTGTAGACATAAACCTTCTGAGTGTATTGGTTGGTAAAATTTAACACTAACTCTCCTGCCACATATCCTTCAGGAAAATTCTCTAATTTAATTGCTATTAATGTAACTACGGTTTGAGATAACTGTATCATATCTATATATATAAGACCTTTAACAAAAAAAGGAGACCGTTAAGCCTCCTTTTCTAATTTATATATTTACTTCAATTTATACTTCTACTAGACCTGTGATTGCGTCTAAAGGAGTAGATTGTGAAGAACCGTATGTACAAAGGTAAACTGGGTGCAATTGACGAGCCGAAAACTCTAAAGAGAACCCTCCTGCGTCATTGAAACTCGTACCTGTTAAGATACTTCCTCCAGTTAAAACACAACCAAATTGCGCTCCTAAAAGGTATAGCTTTTGGTTATTGTCTTCTACTATAATCGGAGGCGAAGACTTTGCAAGAGTAACGATTCTATCTATGTCAGCAGGTAAAAGAGTCTTAAACGATAAAGTCAATTTCTGCTCAAAAGAATACGTTCCCGTACCTTGGTCTCCCGTAATAGTTACGTCCATCATAGACTTCTCACGAGTAAGCTCGTAAGTGTACATATTTAGATCGGCAGGTGTTCCCGTAGTGTTATCTTTTAAGAGGTCCACTTCAAAAGTCGCTGGGTCTACAACGAAAGCCGTAGCAGGGTAAGACGTAATGTCCTGACCTGCCATTCCACCAATCCATACTCTACGAATACCTCCAATACCATCTTGGCACGATATATTTCGTCCTGCTGTTACTATAGAACAAGCCATAATTTTTAGGTTTTAAAGGTTAATTAATTAGTCTCCGATAACTGCATCGTAAGCTCCAACTACTACATCTGTTGGAATACCCACTTGACATCCTAGACCGAAACGCATTGCGATTTTAACTTGGTCTGATCCATCAAATTGCCAAGCGTCAATATAATTTGCACTCGTATAATCTGTGTTCAAGTTAGAGCCTACTACTAGATTCTCTTCGTAAGTAAGAACTAAAGCATCGTTAGGAATACCTGGACAAACGTGAATTGGAATACCTAAAAACTGTATGTTATCAAAGCCTTGGTTAGTTACTGAAGTATTGTAACCTGAACCTCCTGCTACGCTTAAAGCGTGCATATAGCTACCTGCTGTTTTAGGTGAACAATAGAACGCTACGTCTGGGCGATTAAGTACTGCGGGACAGTAAGATAACGCTTTAGTGTAAGTTTCGTTAAAAGCTCCAAGTGCTGTAAGTATGTCTGCACCAAAGCCTCCTGCTGTGACAATTTGCTCTCCTGTTGTAGGTGCAGCTTCAGTACCTCCGTTAGCTAAGATTGAAGCACGATAACCTGCGTTATCAAAAGTTCCATCGTTAGAAAGGAAACCAGTAGCATATACCGCTGACCCCTGCCACAAAGCAACCTCTACACCTTGAGCTGTATAACCTGCTACAGTAGCCATAGTAAAGTTTACAAACTCAGGTGAACCTGCTGTCATACTCTCTCTTGCTCCCGTCATTCCTGCCCATGTAGGAAGGATTGTACCACGACATAAAGCCTCCATAACCGCGAGGTCTGTAAGGGTAAGGACTCGCTCACCTAAGATGAGGTCATTTCCGTCTGCCCAATCACAGTTTGCGGCTTGGATAGTATCGCCTGAACTAAGGTTAGAAATTACTGCTTTGTTTTGAATACCGTCGATTTGACGAACCCATCCATTTTGTAGAGTCGAAGCGAGCTTGAGAGCAGGTGCGACAAAAGGCAAGGCACTTACGCCTGCGTAAGTTGTATCAGGTGTAACCGTTGGTCCTTGACCTACAGCTAACTCTCTACGCTGTCTTGTTAGTGAACGTGAATAGCTCATTTTTTTAAACTTTTATTAATCATTGCTAAAGCCTGACTCGTTGCGTTGCCCATAGTTGTAGGTGTTGCACTCTCTTCTACTTCTCCGATTGGAGCGTTACGTAGCGGTCTGGTGGCAGGTGAAGCACCAAACTCTCTTAATTGTTTTCTTAGTTCGATATTCTGACGACGTAGGCGTGACACCATACGAGCCTCACGACTATCTTCGCTGAGACCACGACGCGATCTTGAATTACGAGCTTGTGACGGCTTGCGCGACAAGTTTCTATGTTCTCGACGTTGGCGAGATGCCTCGACTTTTTCTGTTGTTTCTGTACTCACTTCTTCTGTTGTTTCGCCTGTACCTGCCTCCAATAAGTCCATAGACATTTGGTGGATAGCTTCGGCTTGTTCTGCGGATAACCCCATCTCCACTAAAATTGTTACAAACGCATCATGAGAATCTGGGGTAGATTCTTCAGTAGTTTCGGTGGTAGTCTCTTCAACTACAACTTCGTCTTCGGCAAATTTTCTGTTTCGCATATCTATATATATAAGGTCGTTTTATTTTTAGTAATCGTAGCTATAAAGGTTGATATAGAAAGTACCATTTCCCATCTCTTGTACTTCGTCGTACCAGTCGAAATCGTAAGCTATCTCTGCTATATCTTGCATGAGGCGTGTCCTCATTTCGTCGGCTTCTATCTCGTCATAGAAGTTTACGATAAAGCCTACGTTCGTTTCTTCCGACGTACTCTCTTTTACGTCAGCGTACTTTCCTACCTCTGACATAACTGCGTCTACTATCTGTCTTTCTAATCT